TTTCAGGTGAGCCTTGAGCGCTCACATTCACATTTAAGTCATTAGAATATGTATGATCTGCCATGATAGTATAGTAATTGGTTTTGGGGAGGGTTTCGTTTTAAGAGTCAGTACCCACAACATATATACCGTCTATTAGCTGTACGAAGCTACTCGTAAGATTTCTTTTTATTTTCTTTTTGTCAATTCAAATTTTCTACTGGAACAGAACACCCAACATATTTTTCATACTCCTTCAACAGATGAAGTTGAAAATTTTGCTTGTGAAATCTGTTCACTAATGTCTCCCACGTAGGTAGGAGATCAGCAGAAGGACAATAAGCCTGTAATTCGAAATGTTCAATAATTGCTAAAAACTGTGCACGCCGGTGCTCAAAAGTCTCCTTTCCATACCAGAAATAATCATCGAGTGCTGAAGTCAAGACCTCAACAGAATGGAATTCTTTGTGATACGTTTTTGAGTGCAAACAACGAGTAAGTCTCTTACTGATTGAATCATGTTCAATGACGCAACCAAAAACTTTAAGCTCATCGTGCCACACCCAATTTCGTTTCAAAAAGGACGCATCCTTTATATTTATGGTAGGGTTGACAATTGTTGTTTTATCAGCAGTTGTGTAAACAACTCCAATATCGCCTAATGCCCTAGCAATGGTCACATGATTGAATCTGTTAACCACGCTATCGGATATTCCCATGATATTATCATCACCATAAGTCATAAGATGAACCAAACTTTGAAATTTTTCAATAGGTACATTCGGACAACATTTTGAAAATGCGTATCGGATGTACAGAGAGTTCACCAGACTGTTAACAATAACAGTTAAGGGATGTCCTGATGGATTGGTACCGTGAAACTGTATCAAGTCACCGAAGAAATTTACACTTGGAAAAGCTGTATCCAGTGCAATACAATCAATGATCTGCAGTTCACTCTCCGAGTAGTTACCACTTGCCTCACACACGTTTCTAATTACATCAAATGCTGCTAGAATAAAGTGTGGTGGCATTCTTTTATCGAATTTTGAATAGTCACCTGCTACAATATTACCCTCACCAAAGGCGATAAGATAATCATACAATTGTTGCCACTCAAAACTGGTGACTACAGTTCCAGGTGCTGCTTCAAAAATGAATCGATTCGACTGTAAAACTCGAACGAAAGGGAGAAGAAATTTTCGCACAACGAGCGCAAAATCAAGCGGTGCTCCGCAGAACACGCGCGTCTTTTTCTTTTCAGCTTTCTCGCGAGATACAGGCTCATCTTTAAAGTGGGCAGTAAAAACTGGACAAGAGACACTACCACGCTCATACATACTCATTATAGCAGAGACTCTTCGCTTAACATCATCGATAAAATCTATCGGGTCCTGATACAATTCAGTAGGTGGTAGCTTCACAGCCAATCGGGTTTTTGGTGTAGACCAAGGAAATCCAGCTGACGTCTGACGCTTAACTTTATCCAAGTATGAAATACCCGGATATCCATTAATAGTAGTCATGTCATCAAGCACATGCAAATGATTCATATACTTCACATCCATTCTAGATAGAATATCAGTTGTAAATGAGTCGACACATGCGCGTAATAACTGGCAGTCCACTTTGTCATTGGTGTTAACCATAATAGCAAGACTAGCTCGCTTCGGTTCCCATCCACGCATATAAGGTGGCACTGTACAATCAATAATAGGTAACGGATCATCTTTCGTTAATTCTTGAATGAAACGCGAAATGTGGGTAAAACCTACACGTGATTTAGGAGTCGGCTGTGAACGCACAAACGAACCATATACAGTAGCATTTCCATCTTCTATGTAGCGAACTGTCGCTTTGTGGTGCAATGGACCTAGTATTGGAGTACCAAATTCACTGTAACCAAAGAAGGGAAATCCACCTTGGATTAAAACACGATTTGAAAAGTGTTTCTTTAAAAAGTGCAA